GTTGAAGCGTTGAGTGCTTCTACGGCTGTTTTGAGTTTGTCCAGATTGCCTGAACTCTTTTTCATTTTTGAAAAATCTACCATTGTATTACCTTTCTAGTATAACGGAGTATTAACGGATTGTCCACATTATTCATTATATAACAATATTTAGGCGTTGTCAAAGCCAAACTTTTAACATTGCCAAGGTGGCTGGCACATTATTATGCCAAATTGCAGGCCCACCTGCTCTACGCCAACCATCAATAACACTTACAGTATCATCAATGATTAATGCAGTCGGTTCAGCATAATTAGGTTTCAGGCGTTTACCTGGAACAAAGTTTTGCTTGAATAGAATACCATGAGTTTTAAGCCATTCTTCTTTCTGTGCTTTGATTTGCTCATGTCTTTTTTCGGATGCGGTAGATGATAGAATCTCTGTTGGAATACCATACTCAACATACAGTTGTTCAAGTGCATGGATTAATACAACAGCACCTTCCATCATATCTAAAGTAGCAAAGTTGCCACCTTCAATAAATTCATCAAATCTTTTACCAAATTCTTTTGTTTTATCATCACGGTCTGGTAATGAATTAAACAATCGTTTATATCTGTCGGTAAAATTACAGATTACACCATCCATGTCCAAATAAATTTTTGAGATTTTCACTGACATAATTCTTTGATTCTTTCTATCAGAATGGTTTTAAACTTTTCTTTGTCGTACTGAATGAATGGTTTATATCTCAGACATTTATTTCTATATGTAGGCCAAACAATATCATCTGATATGTTCTTAGTCCACATTGGAAAGAAATTCATTATATCATCTAATATAATTAATGTTTCTATAGAAATTTTGTTCTGCATTGTACGAATTAACAATTCTGGATAATCACCTGTTCGTACTACAATTAATTCATCGGCTCTAAAAAGAGTATTATTTGTTTGTTCTAATGTTTTTATTATATCTTGTTCAAACTCATATGTCAAGCGTTGGTTTCTTTTTTGCCACATTTTGTAGTTTTCTTCACCTTCTGCATTGGCAATATCACCAACCCAATTAACATCTTTGATAAGGAAATTAGAGATATAAAAGTTCCTTAAATCTTGTAGGTTGTATTTTCTGGATAGGCGGTAGAATGTATACTTGTCCTTTCGGCCGGCAAAAGTATCCTTTGAGATATTGGTTTTACCGCCATACTTAAAATAATCATAACTATCAGAGGTAAAATGTAATTTGATTGCATTGAATAAAGCAAAGGCTGAGAAGCCCGACCCTTCCTCAAAAGTAAAACTCATAGTGGCAACTTAGAACTCTTTTTCATCAGATTTAGATTCTCAGCTTCTTCTCTAATCTTTGCTTTTAACGCTGGTGATATAAGAGAAGAAGCCACATCAATTTCCATTCCTGTAGTTTCACAATAATGAACAATTGTGTCCATAATATTTACATCATTACCAAATGAAAATTTCTTTTCAATCATTTCACTGAATTCACTAATCTCATTTTTTGTTGGCATTTCACGCTCTCGTATAAAATAAATGGTTACCAATCTTGGCAACATACTTCAATTTCCAAGGTGGATTTACCGAGGTGTTATGATAGTACATTGCTTTTGTTCTGTAGATTGTATCATGTAGTTTATGTTCTGTCAAGGCCTTTTTGGCGACCATTAGGGATTCTTCCCATGCATATTTATTTTTAATACCACTAACCTTTTCGCCAACCCAACTGAATTGGTATGTGTTGTTAACTTTTTGATATACAACATCACAGATTGTGGATGGAAATTGGGAACTATTTGCACGGTTCAATGTTACCTGTGCCACTGCTAATTTACCCTCATATGGTTCCATTGCAGCTTCATAGTAGATATTTTTGGCCATACAGAGCACTTGTTTTCCTATATCTTGTGCGATGGCAGTTTCAAACGAAAATGTTTGTTGTTGAGATGTTGCAGGTAAAAAAACTAAAAAAGAAAGTATTATTGCTGATATGAGTTTCCTCATTTTTTCTCCTTGTGTGTGTAAAGAGGCCGAAGCCTCTAACCCTCAGGTGGTTTTTCTAGTGACCTTAGGTTCAGGTGCAGTAGAAATGTTAGACACAAAACCGTTTAGGGTTGCTGCCTTACTGATAATATCTGTTTCTGAGGGGATTGCTGGCAAGGTTGGATGTTCAGGTGGTGTTTCACCTTTGTTCCTTGCTGTATCACATTTGATGTTCCAATCTTGTGTGATTTTGTCACGTTCTGCATTATATGAATCATATAACATATCTTTCGCCATTTTTAATAGTTCAAGACGAATCTCAAAAGGTGTCATGTTTGACATAGTTTTCTCCTGTGTTGTGTAAGTGTGTTGGTGGATTATTTAAATGGGTCCCACCGAACCCATATACTTATTTAGTAGATTAGAAACTACGTGTGTAGTACAATCCGGTAGTATTGTAGTTACTTGTGCCACGTTCTTTCTTTGTGGCAAGTGTAACTGTGTCTTGTTTAGATAAAGCAACACCAAGTGCTAGAGTGTTTTCGTGTGTGCTATAGGCGTTTGTTGTGTTGTTATCAAATGCTGTACGTAGACGATAACCATAGCGAACACTCAAAGTATCATTCAATTTAACTTTTGCGCCTGCTTCAGCAACCCAAAATGGGAAATCAATAGTTGATTTGTTTTTAACACCAACTGCAACAGCAGCATAAGGTGTGACCATACCTAATTTGGTCAAATCTTGACTGGCCTTTAGTTGATATAAACCTTCTTGTTTTTGGCCAGGATATGTTTCAACACGTTCATCTTCCATACGTGCTTCAACAGACAAACCACCTGCAAATTTTTGGCCAACATTCAATCCATAAACATTATTTACTTGTGTTGAATTTACTTTTTCTTTTTTGTCATAAGTTACACTTGCGTAAATACCTTCCGCTTGTGCAATGCCAAATACTGTTGCTAACAATGTTGCTAATACTATTTTTTTCAATTAAAACTCCTTGTTGTTGTAAAAATTGATTGGTTATTCTGTTACGAGGAAACCAACCGAAACCCTAAGCTGCGTTTAGGCTGCTAATGCGTACTCATAAGAGCTGTCGTTTGCATTTACGTTTGTTTTAGTTTTTACACCTACTCTGGTGGGTAGCCAATTAGTTTACTGTTATGTCGGTCGATTGCCGTATCATCCCCATCAAAAGAACTATTGACTAACATTCCCCCACATACGTCATTTCTGGTGTGGCTATTGCAAAAGTCCTTTTGGTGGAGATGGAGGGAGTCGAACCCTCTTGTCGCCATCGTTTCAAAAAATCAGTTTACTACCATTCATTAGTATTTATTATTGTAACAGAACCGTAATTATTTGTCAAGTATTCTTGCGGTAGAATTCAATTGCCTGTACCAAACCATCAATATGGTCTTCCGTTTTTTCAATAAACAGACCAGGTGGTTCATTGTCAATCGCCATAATAGTCACCAGCTGATTGATAGGTTCACCAACAAGCTCCTCGTACATAAGACTGTATGCAGTTTCTTGCCAAAAATAATCTAAAATGTCATCACGTTGTTTGATTCGTTTAGAAGTCTTAAAGTCAATAACTGATAGTACACCATCAAACTCACCAATACAATCAACACGACCAGCAAGTCCTAGTTGTTCGGAAAATAACGCCTGTTCTTGGTAATGTATGTTATCAATTCTGTCCAACAATGGAACCAAAGACCTAAACATCTCCTTGGCATCTGGCATAATGTCACCAAGCTTATCATTGTTGAGATATCGCTCGCATAAGGTGTGTACATTAGTGCCACGGGAACTGGCTTGCCTTGAGATTTTGTTTGCTGCTTCTTCACCCACACGTTGACGCCAAGCCATAATGGATGCTTTCTTTTGAGCACCAATCACTGTGGTTACAGATGGGAGTTTATTTCCTGCTGGTGTGACGTAGTAACGTTTGCCATCAGGAAACGTTTGTGATTTTAGGTCTGGTAAGACTTTAGGTGGGCAATAATGAAACATAATATACTCATGGTTAAAAAATTATAATTTTGGATATTTAGCCTTAACTGCCAAGCAGTCTGCAATGTACTTATCAATCTGTGCTTGGTCACCTTTGACAACACCATCAAGGTAATCAGTGAATGGTGGATATTCACTTTGGCGTTTTTGTGCATAAGTTAATGCAGCAAAAGCAGCTGCTTGTTGTTGTGCTCGGAGAATATCAGCTTCTTCATCGGTGATTGGTGTACACTGTGGTAACCAAACCGCAGGATCATCGCCTGCACCAAGCCAATATAGTTTGTTTTGAGTGTCTTTAAAATGTGGCATGTTTAATCCTTAACGAAGTTCCATCCAATACTGGATAGAGTCTGAACTCAGGGTAAGTACGTATGTAGTACCAGAAGGAACAATTCCAAACAAAGCACTTCGCCTGTTT